TGATACATTGCATTATAACTTTGCAAACCATTTCAATTTTTTTTGAAATGGGTGGGAAACTAAGGGTACTAAGTTTTTACATAGCGACCTGTTGTTCAAGTTCAAAAAAAATTGAAATCAAGAATCCCTTATAGAAAAGGGTAACCTTGTTTACAATGGCCAGTCAGAGCACTAGTTTTTATATTCCCCGCGTCCGTAGTTACTGGACCGAATACCAAGTAGCATTGGCGTTTCGAGCGCATGGAATCGGTATCGTTGAGCGCGTAGATTTTGGTGATTTTGTTCCCGAGGGGCAGACTGGAACGCGTATGATGTTCGTTCATATTTGTGGAAGTGCGCCTGCGTTTCAGCAAAGTCTTAGTAGCGGGCCATATAATTTGCAAGTTGCGGAAAATGAGTTTTGGATGATTCTTCCCAATAAGAACCCTCTACCAAAGACGCATTTGAATGTTCATCAACTTTTCGATGTAGTACGCAAGCAAGATCAGCGAATTGCTTCACTTGAAGCCAAGGTTTGTGAGCTTTTGGATTCAAAGCCAAAGCCAAAGCCGTACTTGCAAAACTATTGCCGTAAGATCGCCATGGCAAGTGACTCACTCGATGAGATCCGCAGTGAGTTGTTTGACCGCTTTAGTAGCGATGACGATGACAATGACGAGGACGATAACTCATTCAAAATGAGTATTCTTACGGATGAGTACGCAGATATGCCAGAACTCATTCCTATTCATGGCGATCACGTGACTTGTGAATTGCATCTCAATATATAAAAAAAAAATAGCGAGTGTCTTTTGCGAATATTTTGTTGACTACTTAATTTTTTCATAGAAGTCTCGTACCTTTTTATGAATGCGTATTTTTGAGGCATCAAACGATTTTAGGTATAGGCCGTCAAGACTTTTGATTCGCGAAAGTGCTACATAAGTTTGGCCACATTCGAATACACCACTGCCCACATCTATTTCAGCGATTTCTAGTGTGGTTCCTTGTGCTTTATGAATGGTCAGCGCCCATGCCAAAATGAGTGGCACTTGAGCGACACCTATTCCGGGGATAGTTTCGCTTTGCCAAATATGTCTTTCCATTGTTCTTTCAATTCCGCATTGAAATTTTACAATGGGATAATTATTTTCTGAGAAGCCTGTTATAATACCTTGACTACCATTGCACAACATTTCGCCGCTTGCTAATTCCAAATCTATGTTTACAATACACATAACTTGCGCGCCAATTTTCAATTGGATTTCTGCGTCGCATAAAAGGTTACCTTGTAAGTATGTCAGCTCTGCTTGAACATCCTTGTCATTGAACCTTGAACGCCGGGTTCTTTCATTTTTTGATGTGGGTAAGTCCAACATATTTTTTACTTTATATATTTTTTCTTCTGCGTCTAGAGAAATCATTTCTGTATTATTGATAGTCTCTACTTTGTTCCTTGTTGGGAAAAGCTTTGTTGGTCTTACTATTGAAGTATCTGGAAGTTGCTTACCAATGTGCTGTAAAAGTTTGTCATTTGCACTGCGTTTAAGACGCCCTTCTCTTATCTGGTTCAAGATATCTGCGTAAACAGGGTCTGCCTGTCTGAAAATTTTTACTAATTGTATATGGTTTTCTCGGGTAAATGTCTGGTTCCATTTTTCACTTTCAAAGCAAAATTGCATTGTCTCGAGTTCTTCTTTATTCCCCACTGGTGGTAACTGATAAAAATCACCGGAAAATATTACGTGTAGACCACCAAAGGGTTTGTGCGGTTGCTTTCGCACTTTTTTACCAATTGCGTCCAGTATTTCAAATAGTTTTAGTGAAAGCATACTTACTTCGTCTACAATTAGAATATCTGTTTCTTTCCAGTTGCGCATTTTGAAGTCTTTATCTGTTACTTTTTTTACATTGGTTTCAATGGAACCTGCCCCTAACCCTATTCCTGCCCAGGAGTGAATAGTTTTTGCTTTACATTGGAGTAGGACAGCTGCGCAGCCTGTTAGCGCACATACACTTATATTTTTCCCTTTTTCTTTTGCATCCCGATAAATCTTTCTAATTAATTCTGATTTTCCGGTACCTCCCGGTCCAGTAATAAATACATTTTCTCCTGCTATGTATTTATTAAACGCATCATTTTGCTCATTTGATAATTCCATCAATACTCTTATTATTGTTTTCTTTCTTTTAATATGATTGGTTATAATCAATTTTATCTCAGAGAACCAAGGTTCCCCGAACCCCTCCTATTGGTAGCATTATCCACCGCTAGCCTGGATTAAAAAAGTTAATTTTCAATAAATGAATGTTGTTATTGAAAATGGTAAGGGTCTTTTGGGCAGGAGGGGGTCACACGAAGAGTAGAGCGGGGGTCTTACTTCGTGAAACCGGGGATTCCCTGCTATCGGATTATACCTGTTGCTTGGTAGTCTAGCCATGATTCAGGAGACTTTTTCGTCCCACCATCATACGGGATTGCATAATTATGCTTCAACATCCATTCACTTACATTGATTTCATCATAAAAAACTTTTGCAAGAATGCGGCCGTACTTTTCTGTCCCAACATCTTGTAAAGTTACGTTTTTATGTAGTATTAGAGACTCTAAGGCTTGTTGCGATACTTTTGCGGCGGTTTTTTCATCTTCGGTTTTTCCCTTTATTTCTGGCGCATCTATTCCATAAAGTCTCACAGAAAATCTGTATAATGGGGAATTATCATATGGTAAATAGGTTGCAATGGTAATTGTGTCACCATCATATACTTTTATTACTTCCCCACTATTTACCGGCGGAACAAAAGGAATTGCATCTTTCCAAGATATAATACCTACTTGACTTTTAGAAATTGGTTTTCTTGGGAGTGGGCTTGGGCTTGATGTTGATGTTGATGTTGGTGTTGGTGTTGGGAATAAAATAGGATTTTGCTTTTTGACTAACACGTGATTAAAACACGATAAACGTTTTGAACAAAAATAATACATAGCATTGAATGCGCTATATATAGTACTCATCTTCATATCTATATATAGTTGTCTTTATTAGATTTATTATATGAGTTTGTTACATGCTAGTAGTGTTGTAAATATTATTCCTGAAACGAATATTCCTATTGTCGTATAGAATTGTATTTTTTCTTTTACTGGATTATTGGAGGCTTCTTCCTCTTTATCAATGGTTCGAGTTTTAGCTGTTGAGACAAACTTTGTTCTGGTTGTATTTTTATTGGAATTGTATGTTTCTAAATCTACAAAAAATCCATAATCATCGTCCTGGTCGAACATTTCTTTTTTTGTGTAACTCATCATATAATATTAGAAAATTTAAATCAATTTTGTATGTATATTTAGCGGGGGAACCCAGGTTTCACGAAGTAAGACCCCCACTCTACAGAATCCGGCTTTGCCAGATTCCTTATCCCTCCTGCCCAAAAGTCCTTATTATTTGCAATAACAACATTTATTTGTCAAAAATTAACATTTTTAAACTAGGCTAGCGGTGGATGAAGATATGTATATTTATTTTACACCTTTTCTCATTTAAAACGCCTATTTTAAATTATAAATAAAGACACAAAAAAATTAATTACATTAAATGTTTATTTATGATAAACATCATAATCTGTTACGTAAACGCATCCTGATAGAGCCCCTCTATTTTTCAATTTTTCAATTTTATCTTTAGAATATGATTTACTAAATCCGTTATTCAATGTTTTTATGTATTCTAATTGTTGTTGTTTATCATTAAGAATGCCTTCACATTTTTCATTGCAAAATTTTTTTTTACATGCGTTGTAGTTAATTTCCCTTGTTACTTTTGAAGGGTTATACGGAGTTTTTAAATGTTTTTTATAAAATTCTCCAGAAACTTTTTCCATTTCTAATGTATAATCATTTTTACAAAAATTTTCGCATTTTCTTAACCCTGATTTATTTTTCATAGTATTTTTTGATTTCTTTTTGATTTTTTTTCCAACAGATTTATTTCTTTTTTTTGAGATATTCATATATAAATAAAGAAAGATAATAAAGACCCGACAGCAGAAAAAACTATCTATAAAATATCAGGTAAAATGGGCGTTTAAAATGAGAAAATGTGTAAAAGATTTTGCTAAGGTGAGAGGTTAACGTTTAGCCCCCATTTTTATCAATAAATTTTTTGCTTTAGTTGCAATGTTTTTATATGTTCTTCCTTTGCTACTATATTGCCTAGCGCGAATGTATGCAGCATATACTCCTTTTGAGCTAACTTTGCATGTATTTTTTTTACATATGGGAAATGATTTATTTTTTCCAAGAAAGCATTTTTTACCGCACTTTTTTGCCATTATTGAACGCTCATGATATCCTGGTTTCTCTTTTTTCCATCCACGGACAGGAGAATTTTTCATTGTTTTTGCCATTTATAATATATAGTAAAATATAATAATAATGGAAAAAAGACCTGGAGAGAAAGAAAAAGAGAAAGAGAAGGAAAAATTTATTGGAGAAAACCCACTAGCACTAAACATTGACGAGGTTTTTAATTGCTCAAATGATGAAAAATTAGGTAAAGAAAAACAACTAGCGAATTTTTTTGTCTTTAAAAATAAAAAAATACGTAATAACGAGTATTTTAACCAAGATGGCGCATTTGGCGAGAGTGGAAGTGACTTAAGTGATAGCTATTCTGATGCCAGCGTCAATGAAGAAAATAACCGAGTTGTAGCATATAAAAAAGTGGATTATAAGCAAGTTGAAGAGAAAATAAACCGCTACTACTTTGATGTTAATCATAAGTATTCCTCTTCTCTCGATATTGTTGCTAGCTATTTAAGAGGACAAAAACTTATTTATATGGAATCAAAAGACTATTGCGAATTGAATCTGAATCTTTTAATGACTCCTGCTATTTTATTATCTACTGCCGCTACAGTTCTAGCATCCATAGTACAAGATTTTAAATGGGGGTCTATTTTAATTTCATCTGTAAATGGTCTTATTGCTTTTTTACTAGCTATGGTAAATTATTTTAAGTTGGATGCAGCATCAGAGGCACATAAAACTACCGCATATCAATACGATAAACTTCAAAGCTCTGTAGAATTTACTTCAGGCTCCATACTTCTTTTCAGAAATTGTAGGATAGACCATGATAAAGAATTTTCCGGGTTGGATAAAAAAGATGCAAAAAAATTGGAAGAGACAAAAGTTATTGATTATAATAGAACCATGGAAAAAGAAATGTTGTGCAAGTTATCCGATATTGATAAGAAGATTTCAGAAATTAAAGAAACAAATAAATTTATTATCCCCCGGACTATTCGAATACGCTACCCGGTAATTTATAATACAAACATCTTTTCTATTATCAAAAAAATAGAAGATTTTCGAAAGAAAACGATTAGTAATTTAAAAAATATACTCAATGAAATACGTTACTATAATTACGTTCAAAAAAAGGATGGCGATGTTATAGATGAAAAATTCAAGGAGAAAATTGATAAACTTTTTATAATAAAGCGGAAATTAATTAATGAAATACTTTTATTAAAATCGGCATTTTCAATTATTGACCAAATGTTTCAGCAAGAAATGCAAAATGCAGAGTATGTGCGAAATAATTGGTTATCTATTAAAATGGAATATTTCTGTTGTATTTGCAATTCATGGTATCATAATAATAATGAACAATTTAAAGATATGCATAATAATTTTTCTTATAAACTTCCAAATAAGATGAATCCTTTTATTGAGAAGCTACTTGACCCTTTCCAGCATGATTTTGGTGGAGAGACAGAGTATGAAATAGATACCATTGGTAAAGCATACGGGAAACTAGGCCCCCGCAACCCCTCCTAAGATT